CCTCCCGGAAGTGGAGACCTTTGCAGACTTCTGGGACGATTTGCCGGCCCTCCCCCCGCCGTTGATCGAAGGCATTCTCCGGCAGGGGCACAAAATGCTCCTTGCCGGACCTTCGAAGGCAGGTAAATCTTACGCCCTTGTGGAGCTCTGCATCGCGCTTGCGGAAGGTAAAAAGTGGCTCGGTTTCGACTGCGCGCAAGGCAAGGTGCTGTACATCAATCTGGAGGTGGATCGCGCGTCATGTCTCCACCGGTTCAAGGACGTATATACCGCCCTTAAAATAAAGCCCGAAAACCTGCGAAATATCGACATCTGGAACCTGCGCGGTAAAGCTGTGCCCATGGACAAGCTCGCGCCGAAAATAGTACGAAGAGCGGCAAGAAAAGGTTATATCGCCATCATCATCGATCCGATCTATAAGGTAATCACCGGCGACGAAAACTCCGCAGAACAGATGTCCCATTTCTGCAACCAGTTCGACAAGGTTTGCAACGAGCTCGGCTGCGCGGTGATCTACTGCCACCACCACAGCAAGGGCGGGCAGGGCGACAAGCGCAGCATGGACCGGGCTTCCGGCTCCGGCGTGTTCGCAAGGGATCCAGACGCACTTCTGGATCTGATCGAGCTGGAGCTGACGGACAGCCTTGTAAAGCAGCAGATCGGTGAGGAGCAGCGGCTCCTCTGTATGCAGATGTGCGATCGTTGGGTCAAGGGATGGACCGAGGACGTCAGTGACGACGACGCATTAAGCCCCGCAAAAATGCTCGATTTTTGCAAAAAAAATCTGCCGTCGAACGCGCTCAACAGACTGTTGACGGATATCGATGCAAAGAAAAAAGAGGTGGAATCCCATACCGCCTGGCGCATCGAAGCGACGCTCCGTGAATTCCCGAAATTCCCGCCGCTCAACGTCTGGTTCAAATATCCGGTGCACGTTTCGGATGCCGACGGCGTGCTGAAAGACCTGCAGTCCGAAACAAGCCGCGGCGCCCCGTGGGGTAAAAACCTCGGTCGCAAAAAAACAGACAAGGAACGCCACGAGGAAAGAAGGAACGCACTGTGTACCGCTTTTTCGGCGGCTGAGAATAACGGTACCGCCTCACTGAAAGATGTCGCCGAATACATGGGTAAAGAACAGAAGACCGTAAAGAACTACATCTCGCAAAACGCTGACCTGTTTTGGTTGAAAAACGGCGTCGTCGGACGTCAAAACAAAAATGAATAAGCTTTGAACAAAGTGGAAAAAACCGATAATATTTCCGTTTTCCAAAAGTGGAATTTACCGATAATGTTATCGATAAATTCCGAAAGTGGGAAAAAGCGATAACGTTATCGGTATTTTCCGAAAGTGGAAAAAAGTATTCCCCCTACGGGGGAATAAAGGTCTTTTCCTTCCCTCGCGAGGCAAGGGGAAAAAAGTGTGGCGGCTGAGGCTGCCGCCGCACACAACTTTTTCCCTTCCCTTGCCGGGGCAAAAATTCAACGGAGGTGAAAATCGTTGATGACAGATCAACAGAAAAAACGGCTCTATGATATCGCACTCTCTCAATTCGGGATCCGCAATCAAACCGATATGCTGATCGAAGAAATGGCAGAATTGACGCAGGCACTTTTACACGATCGCCGGGGCCGTCCGTCAAATATCGCGGAAGAGATCGCCGACGTTCAGATCATGCTTGAACAGATTGTCTTCTTCTTCCGGATGGAATACGACGTCGGCGAACAGAAACACAAAAAACTTTGCCGACTTGCCGAGAGAGTCGGTCTGAAAGGATGGATGTGATTATGAAAATAGAATTCTTTATTCCCATGCAAAAAATCCCGACGACGACGCATCAGGAAAAACGGATCTCGTCCAAAAAATCCAAATCAGGTAAAGCAATCGTTTACGAAGCTGAAAATCTAAAGGCTGCTCGTGCGAAATTTATGGCGGAGCTCGCCGTATATCGCCCTCCGGAACCAATCTCCGGTCCCGTCGGTCTATTGGTTCATTGGGGGTTCCCGTTGACGATAAAAGCTAAAAACGGCGAATGGAAGACCAGCAAGCCCGACACCGACAACATGATCAAACTGTTAAAGGACTGCATGACACAGCTCGGTTTCTGGTCCGACGATGCTCAGGTCTGCTATGAGGTCAGCATGAAAAAATACGCAGAGGTCTCCGGTGTGTTCATCTCTGTTCAAACGATCGGAGGTGAACAGAATGGATGATTGCATAAGAAGAACAGATATCATTAGCCGCCTAAACAAGACGTTGAATGATTGCAAAAGATGCAAGAACGAAGATACTATTTTCGCCTATACGCTTCAAGGCGTAATTAAAACGATAAAAGAAATTCCTCCCGTAGACCAGAAACAACCATGCATATTCTGCCTGAATGCAAGATCGGATCCAAAACATAAATTGACAGATGACAACGACTATGGTGCAATTCATATCGGTTCTATGCCGAAGGGCATTATTGCGCATCTGATATCCGGTGATCATCTCCCCGTAAGGATCGAAATCATGCAATGGAACGAAAAACATCAACAAAACGAACCAATCTTCCGATATGCTCCGAATTTCTGCCCGGAATGCGGACGTGACCTGCGGAATGATTATAAAGATAGTAGAGGAGGTTGATTCTGATGACTGAAAAAAAGAAACCTTTTGAAGACTTTTTGGAAGCCTGCAAAGAGGCCAAAAGACAGGGAAAACGTCTCTCTTACGGAGAATGGCAATCAACACAATCCCTTGCAGCGCTCGGCAAAATCAAACCGGAGGGATATCATCTTTTGATGCAGTGCAAAGACTGTAAACACTTCATTTTCAATCAAAAAATCCCCGCTCGCAGCCGCTGCGCCGTGAAGCCCTATAAATCGACGCCACAAGGAAAACTCACCGATCAGATCCTGTATAAAAGCAGGTCGATGCCCGCCTGTGCCACCTATTTTGACCATGTTTAACCGAAAGGAGGTTTATATTTGGACGTCGAAAAAACAACTGACCTCGTTGAAATTGGCCAGAAAACAATAAAACATAACAGATCCGCAAGACCCGATCAGACTCCTTTGACCGATCCCGGAGACAACAAAAAGTTCTTGGAGCATTCTTTGTATCTGGCGAAGCTGCCAAAGGTCGATTTGCAAAATCCCGTAGAAGTGGAAGAACGTTGCTTCCAATATTTCGAAAGTTGCGCGGCAGAAGACCTAAAGCCGTCTGTATCCGGGCTCGCGCTCGCACTCGGCGTTGATCGTCGAAGGCTTTGGGAGGCCCGGGAAGGATTGAATGGGAAGATTAAAAACCAACAGGTGTCGGACACGCTAAAAAAGATGATGCAAATTCTGGACGTGCAGATGGTCGATTATATGCAGAACGGGAAGATCAATCCGGTATCGGGGATCTTCCTAATGAAAAACAATTTCGGCTACCAGGACAAGCAGGAGGTCGTCGTCACACCGAACAATCCGTTGGGCGAACAGGCGGCCGACGTGGAGGAGCTGCGCAGAAAGTACGCCGAAAGCCTCGTCCCGGACGCGTGAGAAGGCAGAAACTGGGCGTTGAGGTGGCAGAAACCTTCAAAAACGGCGAAGAATGCGGAAAGAGTATGAAGCCTATTTCCCTTTGACGGATAGGAACCGGAAGGACTGAAAGGGGCAAAAAAGCCAAAAAAAACCGCTGCGGTCGGCAGCGGCAAGCGTTTGTTGTGTCGTGCGTTATTCGATCTCGATCACGATTCCGGCGGATTCTTCGTCCGCTGCGCCGTACATGGCGACGACCGTGCTGTCAAGAAGTTCTGCCGGGATGGTTTCTGCGTCAAAATCGTAGGTGCGGAAGTGCGTGACGGCTTCGCCTGTCTCTTCGTCGAAACGGACGATTTCGACTTTCCATTGTAAACGGATTGCGTTTTTGAGTTCGTTGACTGTCATTTTGTTTTTTCCTTTCTTTTTTAGGCGCAGATTGTGGCGAAGAGCTCCGCATCCCGGAGCAGATCAATTTTGACGGGGACAGGCTGCAGCAGCTCCGGGCAGTAATACAGGGCTGAGCCGTAGCGCGGGAGCAGCTCGCAGCCGGTCGCGCCGATGATCTGCCGGGATTCGATCGCCGACCGGCACCGGAGCCCCAGCGCGGCGGAAAAGTTTTGCATCAGCTGTGCGGATAGCGTTTTCCGGCTCGGGTCCTGCGTCGCCGCTATGACGTGGATCCCGGCGGCGCGTCCCAGCCTCAGAAGGCGGATCAGATAATCAAGCGTTTTCGGCGTCCCGCTGACAAGGTCGGCAAGCTCGTCCACGTACACGTAGATATGGACCTGATCGGTTTTTCGCTGTCCGCGTCGTTCCATTTCGCGGAACCGCTTTTCCATGATCCCGCAAAGCCGGGAAAGCTCCTTTTCGATTTCGGCGCCGTTGGTGGCGTGCGCGATCACGCGCCGGTCCCGCGCCCAGGGCAGCAGCTCCACGCGCTTGGGATCCAGCAGGACCGCCGCGGCGCCGCTGCTGGCAAAATGCGCGTGAATTATGTTGTTCAAAACGACGCTTTTCCCGGATCCGGTGCAGCCCGCGATAATAACGTGGGTCTGCTCCAGGATACTCAAATATAGCCTTTGTATCTCCATTTTTTCTCCTTTTCGCCTGCCATCGTCAGCGCCGGGAGGCGATCCCCGGCGGACGGGCGAACAATTCGCCCGTTTCGGCTGTTTTACTTGCGCGGCTCTCTGTACTCCGGCGGGATCGGTTCAGCGTCTTGTTTCGGTACTCTGATCTCGACGCCGTCCGGCGTTGTGATTCGACCGCGGGAAATGATAACGTGCGTATCCTCGGCGCGATAAATAGACGGTTTATGCCAACCCTGCCAGTTATCCCAATATTCCATGTTTTTCGTTGCTTTCCGCTTTGCTCCGATTAATGTGGGTGTTCCGCCGTAACAAATACTTTCATATTGTCCGCCGATGATATAGTAACGATTATCTTTTTCCATTTTGTTTGGTCTCCTTTGTAATTTTTATCTGTTGTAAATTGTACTTGTTTTAGATCCGCCGAAGGAAGATCTTTACTTGTTCTCTTTCTTCGTCAATTTCTTTGATTTCATAATGATCAAACGCATATTTCCCGGTGTACAGTTCAACAATCGTTTCATCGTAATTGTGATAATAATTTAGCCGGTGCGAATTTGCCCATTCAACAATCTTTGTTGACGGGGTGAAATTGTCTGTTTTCTTTGCCGTGAATTCAAAGGATTCGCAGTATATGATACTGTCATACTGTTCCGCGCTGATCCGGTTTATCTGTTCCAGGATCCCCGCTTCCGTGTAATCCGCACAGGCTTCCCAGATCAGGCGGTCCGCGTCGAGATCGCCCCAGCAACCGCGTTCATTTTGATAACAAAACGACGCAGTAAAAGTGCAATCGTGCAAAAGCTCTTTTTTCGGATGCTTCCGGACCGTACCGTTTTTATTTTTAGTGATATAACGGTAATGCTCGCATTTTGATAACTCGATGCAGTAATCAAGACCGTTTTTGCCTTTTACGGTGTAGCCGGGCGTAACGAGGCGATAGTTGCCGACGTCGCTTTTATCACAAGCGGGATCACTCTGCAGAAACTCGCAGCCGCGGCGCTCCAGGTATAAACTTTTTGTTGTAACAATACTCATTTTCAAAAACTCCCTTTTTTATTGACTTTTTTTCTACCGTCGTTTATAATAAGGGGGAAGGCGGCGACGGTGAAAACCGCCGTTCCCTTATGTTTTAATTGAAAGAATCCGTTTACTTTTGCGAAGTTTGGGCGGGTTCTTTCTTTTTGTTTTCGCCGATCTGGGCGCGTCTGTCGTTGAGCGGTTCGCGAATACAACGGATGTATTCAAGTGTTAATTCCGGCTTATTCTTTGCGATAAATTCGACGCCGGCAAGAATTGAGTTTACAAGCGGGATCATTTCCTTGGACATGTTCTTTCCTCCGGGTGGTCGTTTTTTCACCGTCTTGCCTCCCTCCTTATTACATTTACTATTATATACTATTATTTGTAATTTGTCAATATATTTTTACATATTTTCAAGATTTTTTGTAATTTTTCTGTTTTTGACTTTTTTTGCATGCTTTAAGCTTTGTTTGGAGGGATTGGGGGATTGTGAATTAAAGGTCGACGCGGGGTTAGGCTTTTGATCACATGCAAAAAATAAAAAAGCTAAATTTTTTACAATTACATATTGACAAATTATTGTAATTGTTGTATTATTTTAATTGACAGGAGCGTGATAGGTATGTATGAGATCAAAAAAGCGTGCATTTACACCCGCGTGAGCACCGCAGAGCAGGCGAAAGAAGGCTTTTCTATCGAGGAGCAGGAACGGAAGTGCAAAGCTGCCATTGAAAGCAAAGGCTGGCAATACGTTGGAACGTACAGCGATCCGGGGATCAGCGGAAGAACAATGGATCGTCCCGGCCTTCGAGCGATGATCGATGGTATCCACAGCGGCGGTGTGGAAGCTGTTTTCATATATAAACTGGATCGACTCTCTCGCAAGCAAAAGGACACCATGAGCCTGATCGAAGACGTGATTTTGAAAAACGACGTCGCTCTTGTCAGCCTGAACGAAACGCTTGACACCTCCACGCCTTGGGGGCGCGCCATGATCGGGATTCTTTCTTCCTTCAACCAAATGGAAAGTGAAAACATCCAGATGCGGACCGCCATGGGGCGGGAGGCAAAGGCGAACAAGGGCGGGTATGCCGGCGGTAAACCGCCCATCGGCTACCGCGCAGAAAACGGTCAGCTTGTGATCGTGCCGGAGGAAGCCGAGATCGTGCGGCTGGTGTTCAAGCTCAGAAAAGAGGGCGGCACGTATGTCGGTATTACGGAAGAGCTGAATAAAAGAGGATATCGCACAAAGAAAGGGAAACCTTTCCTCCATTCCGCGATTCAGAATATCTTAAACAATGAATCCACCTATCGCGGGCATTACAAATACGGAAAAAGCGGAACGGAAGACGCAGTTCACGAGGCGATCTTAACCGATTAAGGTTAATCACGTTTGAGAAAACTGCGGATTAAAAATTGACAAGCGATATACACGTGATATAATAAAAGCGGAAATATATGCCCGTTTCGCAACAGGGCGGGACGGAGAGACCGACGGGGGTCATGCCATGAAGATGGCGTGGCCTCTTTTTTATTTACGTTTATGACGAAGACCGAGACAGAAAAACTGATTGAAAAAATTTTCGTGAAAATAAAAAAAGCCCCGCAGGATCTGACGGCCTACGAGGATCTGTTTTCTGTCTGTCGGGACGTTGAGCGCGAAGATTTCGCCTTTGCGCACGAGACGAATAAGACGCTGCGGAGCGCGGTCACCGGCGCCATGCGGGACGCGGCGGATCCGAACGGGTTCTTTTCGCTTTACAGGCGGACTCTGCTGTTTGACGCGCCGCATAACTTTGACTGTTATCTGCTGTATCTGGAGATCAACCGGCCGCCTGCCGCGCGGTTTTATCTGCCGCGGCGCACGGTCCTGAAGCCGGTCGTCGACGCTTTGCAGGCGCTCGCTGACGACGAGCTGGACGAGCTGTTTCTTTCCATGCCGCCGCGCGTCGGGAAGACGAGCCTTGTATTGTTTTACGTTTCCTGGCTGATCGGGCGGGACAGCGAGCATCCGAACCTCTATTGCAGCTACACGGACGTGATCACCAAGGCGTTTTACAACGGCGTGCTTGAGATCCTGACGGACAAAGACACGTATCTTTGGAACGACGTGTTCCCGAACGCGAAGATCGCCGGGAAGAACGCTGCGGATGAGACCGTCGACATCGGGCGGAAGAAGCACTACCCGACGCTGACCTGCCGCTCCATAGACGGGACGCTGAACGGCGCCTGCGACGCGCAGGACGGCGTGATTATTGCGGACGATACGGTGAGCGGCATCGAGGAGGCGCTGTCGAAAGACCGTCTGCTCAGCAAGTGGAGCAAGATCGACAACAATCTGATCCCCCGGGGCAAGGGAAAGACGAAGTACCTGTGGATCGGTACCCGCTGGAGCGTGATCGACCCGGCGGGGATCCGGCTGGATATCCTTCAAAACGATGAAAAGTACAAGGACTACCGATATCGGATCATCAATTTGCCGGCGCTGGATGAAAACGACGAAAGCAATTTTGACTACCCCTACGGCGTCGGTTTCGATACGCTTTACTACCAGCGCCGACGCGCCAGCTTTGAGCGGAACAACGACATTGCGAGCTGGGACGCGCAGTACATGGGACAGCCCATCGAGCGGGAAGGGACCTTATTTTCGCCGCAGGATTTCCGCTATTATAACGGGATATTACCGGAGGAAGCGCCCGACAGGATCTTTGCGCCGGTGGATCCGGCGTTCGGCGGCGGCGACTTTGTATCGTCTCCGGTTTTATACCAATACGGAGAGGATCTATATCTGCATGACGTCGTGTACGACGACGGAGACAAAAGCGTTACAGTGCCGCTGCTTGTACAATGCGCGAAGCGCAACAACACAGGCGCTATGCGGATCGAAGCGACGAAAAGCCTTGAAAGCTACGTGGAAGAGGTTGACGCCGCGCTGCGGGCCGCGGGGCTCCACGTCAGCCTGACCAGCAAAGCCGCACCGACGACGGTCGGAAAAACGGAGCGGATCTTTGACAAGGCGCCGGATATCCGCGCCCACGTGATTCTGCGGGAGAGCGGGAAACGTACACGGGAATACGAGAGATTTGTCCAGAATGTTTTTTCCTTCAAAATGTACGCGAAAAGGCAGCACGACGACGCGCCGGACAGTCTTGCCATGGCGATCGACATGTTCCACCCGGAGAATCGACGGCTGCAAACAATGAAAAATCCATTCCGGAGATAGGAGAAGAGAATGAACAAAATATTCAGAATGTTCGGGCGGCGGGAGATCTGTACCGACGAAACGACGATCCATATCGGCAACGTGCTGGACGTGCTGGGGCAGGCGATGGTCGCGCACAGCGCGAACAGCAGGGAGATCGACTATCTTTACCGTTACCTGAAGGGCGATCAGCCGATCCTCGGCAGAAGAAAGACAGAGGACGTCCGCTCGGATATAAATAATATTACAGAGGAAAACCGTGCGTTTGAGGTGCATTCCTTCTGGAAGGGGTTCGTCGGCGGAAAGCCGGTGCAGTACGTCAGCCGCGACACTGAGGCGTTTACCGAAAAACTGAAGACCTTTAACGATTACCTGTACGCAGTCAAAAAGACGGCGACGGATAAAAAGCTGTTCTCCTGGCTGCTGCTGGACGGCGTCGCTTACCGCGCGGTGCTGCCGAATACAAACCCCGTGACGCAGAAGAAAAAGCCCGCGCTGACCTATGCGCCGGATCCGCGCTGTACCTTTGTGATCCACAGCGGCGCGATGGGAAACGAACCTCTGGCGGGTGTACATTACGTGAAGCGGCAGAGCGGGCAGACTGTATTCAGCGTATACACCGACCGGCAGTATTTTGAGATCGTTGACGGAAAGATCACCGCCTTCGGTGCGCATACGCTCGGGATGATCCCGATCATCGAATACAGGCTGAACGAGTTTATGCTGGGGATCTTTGAACCGGTTCTGCCGATCCTTGACGCCATCAACAGCGTCGCATCTAACCGACAGGACGCCATCGACCAGTTTATTCAGGCGTTTCTTGTTTTCCAGAACGTTGATTTCGAAAAAGACGACGTAACCAGGCTGCGTAAGGAAGGCGCGATCGGTCTGCCGAAGGACGCAGACGTCAAATATCTTGTGTCGCAGCTGAACCAGATGGATACGCAGACGCTTGTGGACCATATGTACCAGACTGTGCTGACGATCTGCTCCATGCCGAACCGGAACGGCGGATCCTCCACCAGCGACACGGGAACCGCGGTGATCTTCCGCGACGGGTGGAGCACGGCGGAAAGCCGCGCGCAGGATATCGAAACAGGGTTCAAGGAGAGCGAACTTGACGCCCTTCAGTTGTTCTTGTATATCTGCGACACCTACTGCGGTCTTGGTCTGGAACCGGAGCAGGTGGATATCAGATTTACCCGGAGAAACGACGTTAACATCCAGGCAAAGGTCAACGTCCTGCTGCAGCTGCTCTCCAACGATAACGTTCATCCGGAGGACGCTTTCGTCCTTTCCGACCTGTTCGCAGACCCGGGAAGCGCATTCCAGAAGGGACAGAAGTGGAAAGCGGAGCAGGAGAAAAAGGATCTGAACGCGATGCGCGACATGCTGAAAAAAGCGAAGGATACCACCGACGATCAGGCGAAGGAAGCGCCCGAAACGGAGGAAGACGCGGACGATGTATGAGTTTACGGACGCCGCGACAGAACTGCTTCGCCGCCGCGCGCTGCGGTCGTTCGACCGTTTTGCCTCTGTGATTCCCGCGGATGAGATCAACGTTCTGAACGGCGTAAAAAATCTTTACAAAAAAATTGCTAAGGACGCAAAGCGGTGTTATAATGAAATCGTAGAACATTATTATTTTCTCTTTGATGGGAAAGCCGGTTTTTTTTGCGACGACCTTGTAACGGATTATTTGGAGGAAGGGTATGATCCAGTTGCGAAATACGTGTTTGCCAGGGAGACGGAGCGTAAAGCCGCCCGTCTTGCGGAAGGACTGATCGCGGACCCGAACTGCGCCGAAGCGGAGATTCGCAAAGCGAAATATCTCTGGGGCCTGCAGGCGACGCACTTTGCCATACGTCTGTCGGATCTTGCGCAGATCCGCGCCTATGAAAGCCGCGGGATCTCTTACGTGAGGTGGGTTACAAACGTCGACGGCAAAGAGTGCCGGACCTGCCGGGACAGGCACGGAAAGATCTATCCGCTGCAGGCTCTCCCCGCAAAGCCGCATTATAACTGCCGTTGCACGATCAGACCGGCGAAAAAGGAGCAATATGACAGACAAAAACGAACGGCTTCTGACCGATGAGGCGGAAGCGTTGATCCGCAGATTTCTCCAGCGCGGGAGCGCTGTAGAGCTGAAAAAAGAAAACGGGAACCTAACCGTCATCGAGGTGGAACGGAAGAAACGGGCGCAGATCCCGTTTCGCAGATAACAACCGAATATCGCCGGGCAACCGGGTCCGGCCATAGGATCAACAGGGATCAAGAGCATAACGCTTTTGGTCTCTTTTTTTTGTTGTATCAGCGGCAGAGAAGCCGCGATATAAATTTCGCAGAAAAAGACAGAGCAGTCTCAAAAATCGAAAAAAGGACAGAGAAGTCTGAAATCGCAAGGAGTAATCATCATGAGAATCGACACCGGAACCATTGAAAACTTCGCCACCCTGGACGCGGACGCCCTGCGCAAATTCATCGAATCTTTCGAGTATGACGATCACGCCGCGGAGATCCGCAGGCTAAAGGAAGCCAACGACAAACTCTGTTCCGAAAATAAGGAATGGAAGGATAAATACCGCGACACGCTTTCCGCCGAAGCGCGCGCCGCAGAGGAGCGCAAGGAGGCTGACGCGAAAAAAGATCAGCTGATCGCCGATCTGACGCGGGAAAAGACCGTGAACGGGCATAAGGCGCAGTTCGCCGCCGCAGGCTACAGTGCGGAATTGGCGGAAAAAGCCGCGAACGCGCTGGCGGACAACGACGCGAAGACGCTGTTTGAAGTACAGACCGCGTTTCTTGCAGAGCACGATAAAGGAATCCGCGTGGAGAACATGAACAAAACGCCCATGCCCGCCGCGGGAGCCGCAGGCGGCGCCGTCGATTTCGGCAAAAAGGCTGAGGAAGCAATGGCGGCGGGTGATTACAGCGCGGCTGCGTACTATACGAGGCTGCAGGCGGAGGAAGGCGCTCCGCAATGATAAAGAAAAAGAAAGAAGGATAATATCATGGCAGATGTTTATGCGCAGAGCTTTAACACGCCCAATTTCAGCGGGATGCTTTTCAATAAGGGCAATACCCGCACGCCGCTTTCCGCGATCATCGGTCCGCGGGCGGCAAACACCAACCACGTAAAATTCGTCGTCGGTCAGAACTATACCGGCGGCGGCGACGGCAGTCAGCCGGCAATCAGCGAAACCGCTTCTCTGACCGCGCCTGACGCGACCTCCGTTGTCCGCCAGCAGGAATATAACGTGACGCAGATCTTCCAGGAGACCGTAGCTGTTTCCGACGCGAAGCGGAGCAACATGGGCACGCTGCAGGGAATCAACGTCGCGAATCAGCAGGCGAACCCCGCGAACGAACTGGACTTTCAGACCGGCGCAAAGATGCAGAAGATCGCCCGTGATATAGAGTATACCTTTATCAACGGCGTATATCAGGAGGCGACCGCCGACGACGTCGCAAACAAGACCCGTGGTCTTGTTCCTGCGATCACTAAAAACGTGATCCCCATGGCCAGTAAGCCGCTCGGCCTGTGGAACATCGCAGACGGCGTCAAGGCTGTTTATGAAGCGAACGCGCCCACCACCGGACTGGTACTGTGGTGCGACGCCGTCACCCTGCATCAGGTTCACGCCGACGCGGTGCAGAACGGTCTGACGATCGTTCCCGCCGCACGGAACGTGAACGGTATCGCCCTTGACAGCGTGGTAACACCCATCGGCACCGTATATCTGAAGCTTGGCGAGTGTCTTCCCGAGGGTACCGCGCTGCTGCTGGATCTGGACGTGATCCGGCCTGTTTACCAGCCTGTGCCCGGGAAAGGCAACTTCTACCGTGAGGAGCTTGCGAAGGTCGGCGCGGGTGAGAAGTACCAGATCTTTGGGCAGGTCGGGCTCGATTACGGCCCGCAGTGGTATCACGCGAAGTTCACGGGGATCTCCACGGACTTCGAAGCGCCCAAATACAGCCGCAGCGTTTACGTCGCGAACGCCTCCGAGATCGGCGGTAACGGCTGAAATGATTTCCTGACGGGGGGATAAAAACATGACAGAAAATCAGAAGGTTGAACTTCTCCACGCATTGACAGGGGAAGATGAAAACAAAGTGATTGAGTTTTCCCTCCGTTTTGCGAAAAGCGCGATACTGAAAAAAGCTTTTCCTTTCCTTTCGACCCGCCCTGCCGACCTCCCGGATGAATACGAGCCCGATCAGATCGAGATCGCAAAATATCTCATATTCAAACAGGGGGGCGAGGGCGCGGTCGCCCAGACGGAAAACGGCATCAGCACGACCTACGAAAGCGCCGGCATCCCGGAAAGCATGCTTGCGCACATCGTGCCGCGGTTGAAGACGATCGGAGGGTGACCGGGCACGTGAAAGGACTGAAGCGAAATAAACGTAAGATTTGGTACGCGCCGTATCTCGGGCGCGAGAAAGTGCGGAACGAACCGCTTCCGATTTACGGAAAACCGGTAAAGCTGGAGGCGAACGTTTCGCCTGTTTCCGGCGTCGCGCAGACGGAGATCTTCGGCGTGAATACCGCCTTTGACCGTGTGGTCTATATCGACGACCCGACTGTTCCGATCAATGAAACGACGGTTTTCTGCATCGATAAAGCGCCGAATTATACCGAAGACGAACGGCTTGTATTTGATTATAAAGTCGTATGCGTCGCCAAAGGGCGTACAAATACGCTTGTCGCAGTAAAAAAGGAGCTCGCATGAGGATCGTAAGCAACGTTGACAGCGTGATCCGTCAGTTGGAGGAGTATAAAAGGTCTCTCGATTATCGAAAGCGGCTCTTTATGGAGCGTCTTGCCCTTCTCGGTATTGAGACGGCGTCGCTGCTTTTTGAAACCGTCCGGTATGACGGCGACAAGGACGCGACGGTAACCGACCGGCCGGAATGGATCTCCGACACCCGGCTTCAGATCCGGGCAAGCGGCGCGACTGTTCTGTTCCTGGAGTTCGGCTCCGGCGCGGCGTTTGGCTACGGGCATCCACAAGCGGCAGAGTTTGGCTACGGTCCCGGCACATGGAGCGACAACGAAGATCTTGGCGGGAAGTATCATTGGAACGATCCGCGCGGATGGTATTACGAACACGGGAAAAAGTCGTTGGGAAATGAGCCGTCCGCCGCTATGCGGACCGCTGCGGACGAAATGCGGCGCCAGATCGTTGAAATCGCAAGGGAGGTTTTCGCGAATGGTTGATATTGAAGACGACGTGATCGCTCTTCTTGAACCGCAGCTGCAGGCTGTGCTGGGCGAAGACTTCTTCGTTTATTCAGACGAAAACCTGACCGCAGCCGAGAAACAATGCGGTTACCTGCGCGAGGTAGGAAACGTCAGCGACGACCGCACGGCTGATTCCGGCGGCAACGAGAACCATGCGATCGTAACGCTGGCGTGGAGCGCATACGTTGAGCGGCAGAGCGAAAAAAAAGCTGCATGTAAACAGATCTTTGATCTCGGAGACGCGGCGCTGCTGCGTATGGGCCTGCGTCGTGTGAGCAAGGCCCCTGTTGAAATGCATTCCCCGACAAAATACAGAATCGATGGGCGTTATCAGGCGACCGTTTCAAAAAACAAAGAAATCATAGGAGGTTATGACCTTGGCAATCTCAACTTATAAAGTATTTCTGATGAAAAAGGGTACCGGCGACACTTATGCAAAACTCGCCGATATCAAGGACTATCCCGATCTTGGCGGCGAAAAGGAAATGCTGGAGACCACCACACTTTCCGACCCCGTACAGACGCACACCCCCGGCATCGAACAGGCGGACAGAAAGCAGTTTACGCTGAACTACGATGAGGACGATTACGATACCCTGAAGGCACTGGAAACTGCCAACGAGCCTGTGGATCTCTCCGTTTGGTTCGGCGGTACGGACGCTGCGGACGGCGGCGCTGCGACGCCCACCGGCGATAAAGGAAAGTACAATTTCAGCGGCTATCCCAGCGTTTACCTGACCGGCAAAGGCGTGAACGAGGTGGTCGAGATGGTTTTCGGCGTCGCGTTGACGAAGAACTTCAAAAAGGTAACCGAATAAAAAAACAAATATCGAAAGAGAGGAAAAGACCAATGGCATCGACTAAGATCAAAATCACCTATCAGGACCGGGACTATGTGCTGGAATACACGCGGGATTCCGCCCGCCGGGTGGAAAACGCGGGATTCAGCGCCGAAAAACTGAGCGACGAGCGCCTTACGATGATCCCCCTGCTTTGGCACGGCGCGTTCCTTGAACACCATCCCAAGGTCAAAGACAAAACCGTGAATGAGATCTGGGATAAGTTCCTGAACAACAAGGAGAAGCTTGTGGAAACGCTGCTGCGGATGTTCAACGACGCGCGGGATACGTTGTTTGACGAGCCTGATGAGGATGACGAAAAAAACGTGACCTGGGAAGCGGAGTCGTAAGCGCTCTGCTTTCCGGAAAGGAGGAAGGGAGCAGAAACGAAGAAGAATCTGCTCCCTTTTCTCTTGAAAGGCTTTTCAACGATCTGGCGCCGCACTACTTTGCCATGGGCATGACGCCGGATCAGTATTGGCATGGGGACGTCACTCTGGCGCGGGCGTACCGAAAGGCTTACGACATCAAGCGCCATGAACAAAACTTTAATCTCTGGCTGCAGGGAAGGTATATCTACGAAACTCTCTGCGCCGTTGCGCCGTTATATAGATTTTCCTTAAAAAACGGGGAAATCAAGGCGCAGTCTTATGTGGAGGAACCGTATCCTCTGACGAAAAAGGACGCGCGCGAGCAGGAAGAACGGCGGCAGAAACAGGATTTTGAGCGTATGCTCGCCAAGGTTGAAAAACAGGCAGGAAACGCTGATTAAAAGGCAGGTGAGATAAAATGCCGGGTGAAAACACCATTGACGAACTGAAAATAGAGATCATCGGAGAGGAAAAGGGTGCGGGCGAAAAAATACAGGATGTTACCGATCGTCTAAAAACTCTTTCCAAACAGATGTCGTCCACAGACCGGGCGTTGAAGCGCATGCAGGAGACGACTGCGAAAGGCGTGAAAATTGACTTCAATATCAAAAAGGCAAGCGAAAAACTAAGTCGGATCGAAGAAAGACTTAGGGCCCTGAAAAATACGAAGGGAACTTTTTCTATTGATACAACCCCGGCCGAAAACGCTGTAAAGTCTCTGTCCAAAAAAGTGTCTTTGCCGGAAACAAAGACGGCTCTCAACGACGCTTCTTTTAATGATATGGTTAATGTGGGGAATATTTTTCAAAACACAGATGCCGTGAGGGAATTAAGAGAAGAAGTCGATAATACCGGTAAGTCATTAAGCGGTGTTGGAGGTGCCTTCAACATTTTTTCAAGAGGTACTTCAAAAGCGGTAATGCAGTTTGAAAAGTTAAACACTGGATCAAAAAGCTTTTTTGCATCCATCAAACGAATCGCTATGTATCGCTTGATTCGATCCTCTCTGAAATTGATTACAGAGGGATTTCGGGAAGGCGTACAAAACGCCTATCAATTCAGCAAAATTAACGGGACCGGCCTATCTAAGAGCCTCGACAGGGCTGCGACAAGCTCTCTTTATTTGAAGAATTCACTTGGAGCGCTTGCCGCCCCATTGATTGAGGCCGTAACGCCGGCAATTGAATGGATAACCGATAAAGTTGTAGATCTTATTAATACTGTCAATGAATTCGTTGCGAAGGTATCCGGGAAAGCAACATGGATGAAAGCTGTGAAATATCCAGTTGCTTTTGCGGAAAATGCGAAAGATGCTACCGGGGCAGTCAAAGAACTGAAAGCAACAATTCTCGGGATTGATGAAATAAATCCTTTGAACGGCAATTTCAGCGGTGGAAATGGTCTGTCTTCTGCGGCGAAAGATTATTCCTCTATGTTCAAGGAAGTAAAAACAAGCGGAGCTTTGAATGATTTCGAGCTATCATTCAAAAACGTTTTGTTTAAGTGGGAGAATCTGAACGCTGAAGATATTTCTCAAAAACTCTTTGCCGGTTTATTCGGAATTCTTGGAGGGATTGCTGGTTTCTCAATTGGCGGTCCCGCCGGCGCGATTGTCGGTACGCTCGCCGGAGTTGGACTCGGGATTCTGTTTGACTCCATGGTTTTTGATAACGACGGCAAACTTGGCGAAGACGAAGTAATAAAAATGCTCGGTTCTGTTGCATTTCTGCTTTCAGGCGGAATTATCGGCGCTGTAGTTGGTGGTCCTGTTGGCGCATTGGTAGGATCTATTGCCGGTGCAGCTTTAAGTATCGCTTTTTCAAAGTTGGATTTGAAACGCGGAGACGGAACAACAACGGCGGACAAGATTCTGAAAGCTCTTTACTCAATCGTCGGCGGAATGATCGGGGGGACGGTAGGCTTTATCCTCGGTGGTCCTGTCGGTCAAATTGTTGGAACATTGGAAGGTGTAAAACTTGGATTGACTTTCAATGATTTCATGGCGAAGCAAGAAGGTTCTTTCAAAGAGAAATTTAGAGCCGCAGCCATTGGAATTTGGAATCAGTTCGTCAGTGATGTTATTTCTGCGGCGGGAGGCGATAATACCTTCCTTGGACGTGTTTTCAGTAAAGCGAAACTGGATCCGGATGATAGCATAAAAAAACAATTCTCCCAAATGGGAATAAAACTTTGGAATGCAATTGTTAATGGATTGCAAGAAAAAACGAAGTCTTCCTGGATGAAGAATCTTTTGGAACACTTGAAGATTCCGGAAAGTTGGGAGGCTGAAGGTAAAAAATCTGGACATGGTTTTTCCCTAAATACTGTAAAAACGGTCGAATCCGGCTTGAGTGGGGCAGAAAATGAAATCACTGCATCTTGGAAGAATGCAACAGCCGGCATAAAGGATAAAAAATTTTTAATCACTGCAACCGGCAAAGATACGACTAAAACAGATCTTGCCTCTTATATTACCACACCGGCTTCCAGAAAATTAATTGCGACTGCAGCAGGGAAGGATGATACAGCGACAACGTTGAAAAATTATCTCGGACTTCCGGCAACCAAAAAAGGTACGGCTACTGTTACGGGAACAACTGAAGACCTGAAAACAAAGTTTTCGGCTTATCTGAACCTCCCCTCAACAAAAAAAGGTATGGCCACTGTTAGCGGAAGTACGGATGATACCGCGACAAAACTGAAAACGTATTTGAATCTTCCTGTCTCAAAAACACTGAAGGCAACAGCGACGGGTGAGGTAAAGCTTCCCGATCTTCAAAGTGTAGAAACTGCCGGCGGTTCTTTGACGAAAAGCTTTGGGAGCGGAATGGACAAATACAGCGTAAAAAGGACCGCATCGATTGTGAAGCCAACGGACGTGGACGCAAGCAGTGCTGGTTCGGCGCTGACGAAGAATTATCTGAACGGCATGATCAAGAATTCCTTGACCGTGAAGGCCAGTGTGAGCCGACCGACGAACGCCGATGCTATCACGGATGGCTTTACGTTCACCAAAAAGTACTTTGACGGAATGGACCTCAACACGCTAAAGGTCTCTGCAGGCGTAAGCAGACCGACGGATCAGGCGGCGAAGGACCAAGGCGCCGCACTGACCAAAAGCTATAAAACAGGGATGGACAGCGTCTCGTTGACGAAGACGGTTTCGCTTGTGCAGCCGTCCACCTACAAAAATCCTTGGGCATATGGTCAGTCTGTCGCAACTGGGGTGAAAAACGGTTTTAATTCCGTAACCGTTTCGAAATCTGTCAGTATAACGCAGCCCAGCGGTTACACTTCGCTTTATAATTATGGCTCATATATCGGGAACAGAATCAATGAGGGTTTTAATGCTTCCTTTACCGGTGGTGGGTTTAAGTTTGACATGTCAACCATAAACGGGGCAACCGTAATGAAATTCAAACCCATGGCGGAAGGCGGTTATCTGAACGTCGGCGAAGTCTTTGTCGCAAGGGAACGCGGTCCTGAAATGGTTGGTACTATCGGAAACAGGTCGGCTGTCGCCAATACGCAGCAGATCGTTACAGGCATTGCGAACGGTGTCTATGAAGGCAACCGTGAGCAGAACGTGACCTTGCAAGAGATTCTTGCGTTGCTGGCGCAGATCGCCGCGAATCAAAACGGCGGCTCCGGAGACGGGACAACCGGCGGCAGTCTGACGGACTTCGCACGGGCAAACCGGCGCGCCGGAAAAACGCTGATACCCGTATCACGATGAAAGGAGGCGGCCTGTATGGCTGACAATTCTTTTAATCCGATTCGTTCGGTTACGCCCGTGGACGGCAGCGGCAACGCAACGGGACCGACTGTGACGGACGTTCCTTGCCCATCGTCATATCAGTGGGATCTTGAGGACGTTTCCGCTTCCGACGCCGGACGCACACAGGACGGTGTGATGCAGAAGAAGCAGATCGGGCAGGTGGTTGCAATCACTCTCGGTTGGCGAAATGTTGATAACGCAACAGTCAGCAAGGTATTGCAGACATTCAACCATCAGTATATGAAAATTAATTACTATGACGCCATGGAAGGAAGCTACAAGGACCTGATCTTTTATGTCGGAAACCGATCCGCGCCGATGTATTCGCATATTCTCGGCTTATGGGGAAGCCTCGGATTCAAAATCATTGACCGGAAAGGAGAAAACAAATGAGGCCGATCACGGCAACAGGGCGTCAGCTTTTGACGGAGAACTGCGCCGCACAGGATATCCAGCTTTCAGTTCAACCTGTGAGCGGAGCTGCGTTTTTCGTATTCCCATCCCATATTAAACGGGACAGTCTGAAAATCAACTATGCGAGCACGTCAGGTGATTATCTTGAGGTCGGGACGGTGATTGCACCTGATTTGCGGGTTACATTACTGAACGAAGACGGCATTTTTGATGACATTGATCTTGTAGAAGCGAGAATGACGGTTCTTCTGACGGCTGGCAGTGGAAATGACGTAGTCAGTTTGAACATGGGAATCTTTTACATCGATGAAGTGAACAAGGACGAGAATACGATTGACCTGAAAGCTTTGGGCAGTATTGTTGAACTTGATCAACTATGGGATCCGGAAATCGTAAACTACCCAATTACTGTTTTGGATCTTGCCTCTGCTATAGCGAATCGTTTTGGTTATCCTCTGCATTATAACCAGTCAGATCTTGTAAATACATATTATTCGATCAATGCAGCGCCTTCGGCGAATAACATAACTTTTCGAACGATGCTTGGCTATTGCTGCGAAATTATGGGGTGCTGCGCATTGCTCGAATACGTGAACGATCAATATCAGCAGATGATTTCTCTCCGCTGGTACAAAGAATCAGGCGTTACGCTGACTTCGGCAAACAGATTTTCCGGAAAAATTGAAAAAACCGCAGTTCCCGTTGACGTTGTCAGACTGGAAGCGAACGGCGTTTCAGTGCAATATCCGCCAAATAAATCGTCAGGCAATGTGTTTATTATCAAAAACAATCCGTTGATTACTGTAGATGGATCTTTCAGCACTATGTGGTATTGCGCAAACCTGTTGTCCAAGCTTGAAAAAACAGTGGCATATCCATTTGAAGCAATTGTGCTGCCAATGCCATACGTGGAGCCTTTGGATTACCTGACATGGGAAGAGTCAGACGGAACGCAAAAAAAGATTGCCGTTACAAGCATAACCTGGGGAATCAACAGTAACAACGAATTGTGTGGACGCGGATACAAAAACACAGAATCTTCATTTGCGGAGTTCATTCCCTTTACTGACGCACAGGCTGAAGAACTTTCAAAGTTGACAAAAAAAGAAGACCTTGCGGATGTTGCCACAAGCGGGGATTACAATGATCTTTTGAATAAGCCGGATCTTGCACCTGTCGCAACAAGCGGCAATTATGACGACCTTTCAGGCGCGCCGGATCCGGAGGAATATGCGGTAAAAGATCATACGGTATTGTCGGGATCATTGAGTCTTGGGCGTCATGCCGGATCTGCCGTTGGATATGATTCTGTCGCAGAGGGAGAAGGAACTATAGCAGGTTGCAACAACCAACATGCGACAGGTCGATACAACGTTGAGGATCTGTCAGGGAGATTCGTTTCAATCGTCGGAAACGGACAGGATAACGAAAACAGATCAAACGCCCACACGTTGGATTGGGGCGGAAACGCTTGGTATGAGGGAAAGGTTTGCGCGGACGGCGGTTTTGAGCTTACGGACGACGAAACGTCCGACAAATACCGTCTCGGGATCGAGAACGGACTGCTGTATATCGAGGAGGTCAACTGAAAATGAGCAGAGTATATATCGCGGACAAGGAGACGCTGGATCAGGTGAAGTCGCTTGTGGAGCAGCTGCAGGCGGGCGCGTCGGCGCAGCCGGTGTACGGCTTTATCGAGCATAACGCGGTGCTCGATCCGTCGCAGCGGATCGAATATATCGGCGCGAACCGAAGCTGGAGCCCGATCACGGTGACGATGGGCGGCGGGTACCAGCTCGGCGATTGGGCGAAGTTCCCGTGGCTGAAGGCAAACCGCCCGTGGATGGTGCGCAGCGACGGGACGCCGGATTACCGTCTGGACCCGGACGACTACACGCTGAAGGAGGACGGGACCGCTTCCGACGTGGGCAACGCGGCCTACGACGGCGGCGCCTTTGCCTGGGCGATGAAGATCTATAAGCGGGAGTACATGGCGGGGGACGACCGTTACGTGCTGTTCCGCTTTGACAAAGCGGACGGCTTTGCGCCGGTGGGCTTTGTCGACGGCGCCGGGAACGAACTGGAGGGTGTGTGGATCCCGATGTTTTACGGCGCTGCGACGGACGGAAAAATGCGCTCCATTTCAGGCGGGCAGCCGGACTACGGGAAAACAACTGCGGAACAGAAATCCGCCATCGACGCCTTCGGCGCGCGGGCGAGGTTCTTCGGCGGCGCGATCGTAAACACGCTGATCGATCTGCAGATCCTGTTCGCCGGGACCACGCAGCTGCAGGGAGTCTATGGCAGCGGCTGTTCCAACGCCTACGACGCAAGCATTACGCCCACCATGGGCGTGAAGGAGAACGCTGTGGTCGGCGGCGGGCAGTTTTACGGGACAAACGACGGAAAGAGCCTGAACAAGATCTTTCATTCCATTGTGCTCGGCAGCTATCAGCAGTGGATGCGCGACCCGTATCTGCTGCTTGTGAACGGTCGTTACAAGGTCAGCCCGAATTATGAATGCGACCTGACCGGCAACGCTTATACCGATACCGGGATCGGCCTTGAGAAGTACTACAAGGAAAACGGCTCTCAGAATACCGGCCCGTTTTACCCGCACAAATTCCACACCGTCCCCGGCTTCGGCGCTCTGCCGGTCGGCCCTTACTTGGGCAATGCGTCCGCCGGCGGCTGCGACAGTCTGCGGCAGAACTGCGATATCATGGCCGTCGCCACCCGGTTCGGTTCCAACGCCTCCGGCGCCTCCGCCGGCGGAAGAAGTCTGGCGATGGACGGCCGCGGCTCTTATACGAGCTGGTCCTACGGCGCCGCCGTGCTGCTGCTGCCGCCCGCCGGGGTCACGGCGTAAGGAACGGGGAGGAAAAAGAAGGATATGTCAACGGCGCTTGCATCCATCATCGCATCCATCGGCGGGGCGCTCATCGGCGCGGTGGCGTCCGTGATCGTCTGCGTGATCAACAACAACAAACAAAACGAGCTGACCCGCTACCGGCTGGAGCAGCTGGAGAAAAAAGTGGAAAAGCACAA